CGCTAAACTTCTAGCTCCCTGCATAGGTGTACCATCATAAACCCCGTCTACCCGTTGTTCCCCCTCTTGGGTAGTTCTCATAAATCCCTGTCGTCTTGGTAACAGAACTTGCGCTAAATCGTCCCAATGATGTTCGAATTGGGAACGTCTATGTTTAGCGGCTTTTTGTCTTTTTATATGCGACAGAACTTTCTTTTCGTCGCCATCTTGTATAGCCATAGAGTTATCCTAGTTTATCGCTTCCGCCCGCTTCCGTTCTGGAAACATTTCCTAACCCGTCGGAAACTCCCGAAGATGAAGTTAAAGTAGATCCCTGTCTTCCCGCCCTGCGTCTCGCAGTTAGTTTATCCACTTTCTTCCCTTCCGGTTCCGGAGGAGGCGGAGGAGGAGGAGGTGGTGGCGGTGGTGGGGGAGGAGCCGGTCTGGGTGGTGGAGAACCTCCACCGGGAAAAATAGACATAGTAGTTTTATCCTAAAGTAGATTGATCGTCATTTGCCGACGGTCTTAATATACTTCCGCCGGAAACATTTTGTCCTGAGTTTGTTAACATAGTACCTCTTCTTCCTCTTCGTGCTGCTTCACTCGCTTCAAGTTTCTTTTTAGCTGCCGCAATCGCCGGATCAGTCCGTTCTATCGGAGGCGGCGGAGGAGGTGGAGGCGGAGGTGGCGCCGGTGCGCTAGGGCCACCAAATCCGGGGAATATACTCATGGTTTCTGTAACCTCTTATAAAGTTGATATGGTGTTATCGCCCAACTGTTTAATCCGAGCAAGGCTTTTGTTAACCCGACACAGTTTGCCACAAAAATATTACCACGGAACAGGTTAAAACTAAACTGTTTATTGATCTCCTGCTCCCGCTTGACAACGGTGTACCCCTCTCTCGCATAATAGTTTAACAGATCATAGTCCTTATGAGCAATAACATGAGTGATCGGAACGCCTACTGCGTAATCTATTTCCACCCAGTAATCCCCTGTCTGTATTGCGATAACAACGTGTTTAAAGCCTTCCTTCAACAATCCCTTTAAAGGATGGTTCCCGTAGTCACGGAAGCTGACTAATGTTCTCATTAATTTCGATTTCGTTTAGCGTCTTTATAAAATTCATGTCTATTTTTTTCTCTTTCCATAATCTTATCGAATTCATGCGTCTTCACTTTCTTCAACGATTTTGGCAGAGTGTACTCCATCGCCCGATCTACAGCCTCATCAAATTTTTTGCGTTTAGTAAAATCCCGCCTTCGTTCCTCATTATTTTGCCTTGGTTCTTCCCTCTTCCGCCTCCGTTCACGATAATCCGTCTCCGGTTCTTTTTTCTTCGCTTCTTTTTTCTTCGCCTCTTTCTTCGCAGCCTTTTTCCCTATCTTATCCATCTTCTTCTTGAGCTTCGGGTCTTTCAGTATTTTCTTTTTCAGCTTTTTCTTGGCGTACTTTTTCGCCAACATCATAGCCCCGACTCTAGTTAGCATTGGTATAAGTGGTAGCATTATTTATCTCCTGATCCAGCAGAGGGTCTTTTTACGATTCCGCCATCTTTGTCTGAGTCTTCTTGTTGGTTCATCCTAGTTTGTCCTCCTTTTTCTTGAATTTCTTTGGTTTGAGTAACGCAGCAACTCGGCTTCCCAAATTAGGGCGGGATACGTCACGGCGTTTGGTGACGCCGGAAGTCTGAACCCGGGAGGTGATTCGAGAACGATAGTCTTTCCCCCGTTTTATGATTTTCTGGTCTGGAATATTTTTTAGGACTTCTTTTCTTGTCTTCGCTACGCCGACTTTGTTCTGGGGTGTTTGGGATGGTTTAACTAACGACGCCTCTGCTGATTTAGGAAGAGAGGCTTCTGGGCTTCCTTTTACCTTGGCTCCCGCCTTTGGAGTGCCGTCTGGGTTAAAATGTTTTTTACTCAAATACGTCATCATTGCTCGTCCACCCATGTCAGCTTCTCCACTTATGAGGTTGGTACTTATGATTCTGTTCTCTTGGTCTTATGACTTTCTTCTTGAATATATTCTGCGATTGTTCTTTCTCCCTGCCTAGAATATACGCCTTTAAAGTGGTTCTTGTCCACCCGTTTTTTTTCTCTTCGGCAGTTGGCTCATATTGTTCATCGCTCATATCTCGACATACTCATAAACAAAGATAGGCATACCGGGGCCATTGTACGATCCGACAATATTATAATCAAAAAATTCTTCCGCTTCTTCGTATGTCATCTTGTCCCTCTTCATAAGTTTCTGTATTATCTTTTCCGAATCGTATACTAATACATGATGTCTCCCGAAACTATTTCCCATTCCTATGATAGCATCATCATGCCCATCCACCTTTAACCGTTGACCATTATACCGGTTCTCCATGTTATCGCCTCCATACTCTGTGCGGACTATACCGTGAGTTTGTTCTCGAAGGCGCTGTATGTACCCGCCCCCCTTGATTTTTACCTTCCAGTAACGCATACACACATGAATCCCCTTTGCCGGGAGATCGTCCTAACCGCTTCTTTAAATCCCCAAACCCATCCTTGCACTCTGTAGATTTACCTTCGACCTGAATTCCCCCATTAGTCAACTGCCATTTAGGAGCGCACAAGTCTGCTTTCAACTCCCTGTCAGGATGTATGGCAATTCGCTCATCTCCTTCGGGGTCTAATGCTTCCCGCATTCTCCACCAGTTCTCACTTCGTTTATTATAAAAACCGAGGGAACCGGACAGATCACGACCATGACTTTTATGACGACCATCAACAGCTACAACATTAACCCCGTTTGTTTTAAGGTGATCGTAAATAGATGCTCCGGCTCCCCCTATAATGTCGAGCATGATGGGCGCTCCATGCCGGACGAAAGATGTACAGATCGCAGCACCCGTTGGCCCGTCGGGAGTAGTCTGCCCTCTTTTGACAATCTGTTCACCGAACCAGTTCCCGTATCTGGGAGTCAATACAAAATCATCCTTACCGCCCCGTGCCGGATCAACTCCTAAACAATCCATCTTAACACCCTGCGGCTTTTCTTCTGTCCAACGTTCCATAGCCAGTTCCACCCATGTGGTGGGTATCACCTGCCACGGGTCGTCTTGCATACCAGCAGTAAAATCACCCATCAACATCTGGGATCGTAACGGTTCAGGTAATGCTTGTAATGCGGCTTTATAGCCCGAGTTCATTAAGAACGGGTTGTCATCCACGGAAGACGGAATAAATGTTCTTGACCGTGGAACGACCCAATCCCCGTCTTGCCATATCGGATCAGGGCTGTCTACCTCAATATCTTCACCTTCTTCATCACTAATGAACCATCTTAATTCCCCCGGCCTCGCTGGATTAGGATGTTCCGTATCCAGCCACGGCGCCCAGTAACCAACAACCCATTGTCCTTCCGCACTTGTCGGAGGATTGGTAGCGCATATAATTCTACAGCGCTGCGCTGGATCAGCAGAACGATTCCATGTGGTAACGTATCTGAATTGAGATTCTAAAAACTGTGTTAATTCATCGAAACAAATGAGGTCTCTGGGATCACCTTGGTAAGCAACTTCATCTCCTGCATACTGCATCCCCCCAAGGCGTATACCCCTGTTTTTCCCAAGATCAAAACGATGTAATTGACCGTTGAACCCGGCCCTTGTTTTCCTGATACGGATAATCTCTTCCTCGATTGGCCCAAGTTGTTTTACCTCCCGCCTATAAATTACTGAACGTTGATGGGATGTTAATGCTAAACCGATAAGCAGAGATGATTTCCCACCGCCAGCGGCGCCGCCAAATAATAAAATATCTGCTTTAGAATCGAAGGCTTGTTGTTGCGGTGTTATAATCTCCGGGTCGTCTATGTTAATCAGCGGACGCCACGGTTTATCTGAAATATCTTCCCGAACCAGTTTGTCAATCTCCGCCTTCTGCATTGGTGGAAGATCGGCATACTGCTCCAGCAGTTGTGTGAGATCTGTCATAGAGATGCCTTTTTATCCCTTCTGTTTTTGTCTTTTCTTGAATTCGCTATAGAGAGTAGCTTTGGACTTCTTCAGTCGTTTTCTTTTCCGTATCGCCTTGCTTGGGCTTTTTCGTTTCCGCTTTCTTTTCTTGGGGTATGGGAGATGTATCTTTTTTCCATTAACGTATTTGATAGGCATTAGATACTCCCTTTAGGTTGTTTTACGTCTCGCTTTCGCTTTCGCTTTTTCTTGCTCTCCATCTCTTCAAATTTTTCAGCATCCCAAACATCCGGATTATTTTTTATTGCGTCTTCCAATTGTTTTTTATCTCGCTGCTGCTGTTCAAAGCGTCTAAGGATTTCTTTAGCTTTTTCCATCTGCGCTTTTGAAGGACGTCTCCGTTTTTGTTTTGGTTTCGGATAAACTAAACTCATTACATTATACTCCTTTTAAGGGGAACACAGCCAAGGTTGAAATTGGCAGGGATCGGACGATTCTCCTGTTTAGCTTTATCAAAAAAAGCGTTATGTTTCTCTATACACTTCTGTTCGCTCGGAAATATCTCTATAACTTCACCCGATTGGATCTGCACGGGGGTCGTCGAAAGATTAAGGGTTATCACCATGAGCAGCCAGATCATGCTACGCCTCTATAACTTCAACAGGCGCCTTTACTGTTTTTGCTTCAATAGGTTTTTTAGATGGCAGATTCATCAGTATGGCAGCTAACCGCTGTTCCCGTTCTGTATCTGTCAACAAGTCCTTACCATTGGCTCCTGTTATTTCCAGCCGGTCTGCTTCTCTCCATCCTCCCTGTGATTTGAGCCAGAATATTTGGGCTGAAACATTTCCATCAATAGCGTTTTTATATAATGCGCCTGACACATGGGCTGTAGCTCTCATCTTGCCAAACGTTAACTCCTCTCGAAAATACTTCAGTAAGGTTTTTTCTCCGCAGTTTAAGGCTCTTGCTTGGTCAGGGTGTTTGACCCCGTTGGTAGACATCATAACAACAAGATGCCTCTGTTGGTCTGTAGGTTCGAACTTATTTAATGCTTTAGAACCTTTCGGGCGACCTGATTTTCTTTTTGGTTTGACTTTATTAGCTTTCTCTTCGTCTATCTCGTCAAACACTTCGGCTCGTTCGTCCATCAGTAAAACTCCTAATGTTATTAACTTTATAACAATACCATACTTTACGTCTCCCGCAATTTAATTAATGGGTGAACATTAATTAGA